ATGGATGGAACCTATTTGTAAAATCAGAGGATGTGAATAAAGCAAATAGGATAATATTAAGTATATCCCTTACAAACCCGAAGTATTAAGCGTACCGGGTTTATTTACATATATTCACCTCAAATAATTAAAACATAAAACATATGAGAAAATACATTCACACAATCAAAACACCTACTACCGCAATTGAAATGATTGATATAGCTAATCAATTAGTGATGTTAATGACCTGCCCTTTAGGTGGTCCGGATACCGAGAGACGTATCTATAAGTTAGAACAAGCATTAGACGGCTTAGATAATAATCGATATAGAGTGATTACTAATTTAATCGACCGTAAACTAGAGGCATATTATGAGCCAAATGAAGATGGGTATTCGGCTGCTGATATGGATCAGGCAATATTGAGGGGGTGTTAGGAGTGTTGGGTGATGAATCGTATATTCAATTAAAATAATATAATATGAAAGCAATAATCAGTATATTGATAATATTCCTAGTGTTAATAGGATGTGGAACGTCAAATGTAGAGTCTAAATCAACCCAATATATATTAAAACGGGGTTATCAATCACTTGAAATAGTGACTGTAGACGGGTGTGAGTATCTCTATGGTGACTGGGGTAATGCGACAGTATTAACTCATAAGGGTAATTGTATTAATCATAAAGACAGTATTAAATAAAGGACATAAACCAATCAATATAAACAAAAAGCAACATGACACTAACAATAACAATACATCCGGAACAACTAGAAGCAATACGCGAGAACCTAAACCTACCAGACGATGTGAGTGATGATCGATGTGTGGAGCTATTCATCACTGAAAACACGTGTGTGGATAAGAATGGGGATGGATTTTAGTGCCTGAAACCAGCTTTGGGGAGTGGGAGGAGGGCCTATATAGATCGTGTATATATACGGCCGTATGTCTTTATAATATATGCCCATGCGCGTTAGTATCCATATATATGGGGCGCGTTGAAAGAGTGAGTGTAGATTAACACTCACCACTCGTACAACCTTTACACCCCGATGTTGTATATAAGTATATAAAAGCACCCTGCGCTCAAACACCAAACATAACCCACAAATCGCACTCACATTTTCAGAAAACCCCTTTTGTATAAATCCACATAAAATCGAAATCCTTGAGATCCAAAAATTTTCATACGTCAACAAAGTATATACTTATATTTGGATTCCAGAAAAACTATTATTATATTTATAACATGGAAAATAAAATAAAAAATTTAATAGCATTTTTGCTAATTAGTGGATTTTGGTATAGCGTATTTTCATTTATTATGTGGGAACCAAACGCGTTTGCTTGGCATTGGGGTGTGCGCTTATTGTACTCTTTGGTTATAATTGGTACGTTACATCATAGCGAATTTAAGGAAGACTAGTATATACGTATTAACGTATGAAGTGTAGGGTGTGTGCTTATTCAAGTAAATGCTCCGTTCGTCTAGGGGCTAGGACGTGTCCCTTTCACGGATGAAACACGGGTTCGATTCCCGTACAGAGTACAAAAGGTTGATTGGGGAATACTGCTTATGCAGAGGAGGAGGTTAAAAGCCAAAGTAATGCCAATCGTAATAGTAGTTGTACACGCGCCCATCCTCTACTATCCTCAAAAGTAGAAACAACACCTCCCCAGTTTCTTGTTCAGCGCGCATGGAAGGATTTATAAGGAGGTTGAGAATGGATGACGTTAGTCTTTTGTAATCCGTCAATAAACAGAAAAAGGCGTTAGTCAGGTGGCGGAATGGAGAGACGCAGCCCTATCAGGGGTAGAGGCGAAAGAAACTCATACAGGTTCGAATCCTGTCCTGGCTACAGACAGCCCTCTACCTAGCGCTAGGTATGGATCGTAAAACACAGAAGGCCTCTTAACAATGCCCAAATATCTGTTCTCATCGTATAGGAGATAGGACGTTAGTTAACCTTTGCAAACTGTCCAACGTCGTTTAAACCACTTTAAAAGGTAATTTAGTCAGGTGGCGGAGAGGAAACGCTAACTATGAATAGTCTGAGGAGTGGAGCATAGTCCTATACTCCAATGACCACAGGTTCGAATCCTGTCCTGACTACAAACAAGTAAAACAATGAAACAATTTTTAAAACAACTATTTAATAAAAAGCAAAAATCAAAAACAATGGTAGGAAAAAAAGTAAAATTAGTAAGTGCTCCATCAGGCAAGCTGAGTTCAGGCAATAGTTTTATTGGTAAAGGTGGCGAGTTTACTGTAATGTCTCCGTACAATGAACCAAATTCATGGAAGATTGGCCAATCTGGCATTCTAGCTGGATGGGTATATGAATGGGAAATGGAGGGTTTTAAGTTAGGAATTAAAGAACTTGAAAAAGAACTTTCAGAGACACAAACAAAACTTAACAACATCCAATTCAAAATTGATTGGATGACGGAAACCGGTTCGGATGAATTTTCAGAAGATGAATTTAAAGTTTATCAAACTCTTAAATTACTAGAAGATGAGAAACTTTCACGACTTGAAAAAAGTAAATTGATTGCTGAATTGATTAAGAAATAAAAATACTAGTCAGGTGGCGGAATTGGTTAGACGCACTCCCCGAGTGAGAGAGCACCTCTAGTAATCACTCAAATAAACAAGGTGTTACAGGTTCAAATCCTGTCCTGACTACGCGTTCTGTTATCAACAGATAGTGTGCCCCACATGAAAAGAAACAGAGTGATGTCTGTAGGTGGTTTGGTATCACAGTAAGGCTGTGTGTGATTTGTTCAGTCACCTCAAGAAGGGGAAGAGTTTGTAGTAACCGTTGAACTATTCCTAACCCAGCAATGGGGACAGCCACAACACCTGTAAGTTGGATAAAATAGGGTGTTAATTAAAATTGCTGGTGGGGTAAGCATTGAAACAGAAGGATGCAATATTAAAGTTTTTGTATTTTTGAACTTAAATAAAAATGCCTACAATTTGTTAGTTTAAGTAGCCATATAAACTATCTATTTTGTTTGTTTAGAAAAATAAACTAAGCTTGTAAATGAATTTCTTAGTATTTATTATTTGGACGAGGGTTCGAATCCCTCCAGCTCCACTATTTTCCTTTCGTCTAATTGGCAGGACGAGACATTTTGGATGTCTAAATTGGAGTTCGAATCTCTGAGGGAAAACTTATTATATTTTATTATTTTTTATTATATGTATAATAAAACAAATATATTAAAACTTTAAATAAATGAAAAGATCAGAATTACAATCACTAATTAATGAATGCATTGCTGAAGTATTAGCTGAAGATAAAAAAACAATAGCAATTGCTGAAATTAAACATATCATTGCTGAGAATGAGTTAAGTGAAGCTGATGTAGAAGAAGCTTTTTTAGGATTTGGAAAAAAACCTGAAGAAAAATTAGCTGAATTAGAAGCAGAATTAAAAAGTAAAAATTCTGAGACTTATAAAAGTTGGGTAGATGCTATTAAAACATTAAAATGGAGAGAAAATGGAAAAATCCAAATGATGGCCGATTCTATTAAAAAATATGCTCAAGCATATGGATATCCTAAAGATGGGAAGTATGTTGTTAATGGAAAAGTTATTAATTTTAATACTTCTAAAAAAGATAAAGGATTTAACCCTAACCCAATGGGTGGATTTTAATTAATACCAATATAATAATAGAGCCAATCGAAAGATTGGCTTTTTTGTTTGGCTTCCATCACTCTTAAACGTATATTTAATCATAATTAAAAAATAAAGGTTATGAAAAAGTTAGATGAATTAGTAGCAAATAGTTTAAATCCGTATACTATTGTACGTATGGTATCATTAAATACAGAAGAACAATTAGATAAAATTGAACATGACATGCCAGAATTTGAGAACGACATGACTGGTGATGTAGTTGAAATTGAAATTTCTCCTGTTGAATCGATAATTTTTATAAATAGAAATGATTTAATTACTTCTACTAGAAGATTAAAAGATATAGGTGTTAATTTTAAAGTGACTAATATTGTTAACGAAATATTTGAAATGAATAGCTTAGATGAGTTATTGTTAAGTTTAGAAATAGATGAAAATCCTGAACTTACTGCTGAGTTTTTTCCTGGGTTGCTTTGTCAAAGACAAAAAGCAATTAATATTATTAATTCAGTATTTAAATCTAATTTTGATGTTGATGATGTATTAGATAGAATTAGGACTAAAGGTTCAGGTTCATTAAATGAATTTCACAAAAATATTTTAATTTAAACGTGCCCCGTTACATATTTATTAGTATACTAATTAAAAACAAATAAAAACAAAAATTTATGAAAAATTTCATCATCACCGCAGTTACAGCTTTAATTCTAACTAGCTGCGTAACAGCAACAGAAGAAGTAGCAGCAGTACCTACAGTTGATAGCACTATCGTTATGGTAGATACTACAGCAGTTGATTCAATTTCAGTATCTACACCAAGTGTAGCTACAACTACTGTAAAGTAATTAGAAAATGATTAAAACGGGTTGCTTCATATTAAGATATGGAGCAATCTTGGTTTAAATCAACGTTTTAAGTGATAAAAAATTTTATTCAATTAGTTATATAAAAATTAGTTAGTAATTTATTATAATCGCTTTTTAGTAATTTTAAAATGAATATAAATAATATATTTAATGCCTTTAATGAGGATTTTGAAGATGAAGAAACAGAAATGTTAATCGACTTTTCGGAACATCCTCTATATTGGATAGGGGGATTTAATAAAATAATAGGTAACTATGCCTTCTTTAGTAAATATACTTCTAAAGTATTTAAAAACATTTCCCCTGAGTTAAATATTGATGATGTAGAAAAGGCAGGCGAATATTTAATGTTTGATAAGGCATGGGGTTATATAAAGAATATAGATTTAAATAATACATTTCATATTAAATGTATAGGTAAGAAAGCATCTGTTGAATTTTTATCAAATTTAAATGTGGCTATAACGTTTTACGAGCCATTAGAAGAATATGAAAAATGTGCTTTATTAAAAAATATAGAAAATAAAATTAAAGAATTTAAATTTGAACTTGGCAGCTAATTTTTCCGAACGTATACTTGGATTACGGGTTTTGAGATAAGAAATAAGAAATAGAGTTATAAACAAATAAAATAAAATAAACATATGAGAAACAGAGAAGCAGTGTTAAGAAAAATGGATAGTGTAGAATCTAACTTAACTAAATTATCATTTACCCTTAATCAAGGTAACCGTGAAGGTAGTCATGAAATAATTGAAAATGTCAGAGAACAAATAGAACAATTGAAGTTATATATTGAATCTGAACCAATTTCAGGAAGTGAATTAAATAAAGAATAAGAATAAATATAAATAAAAGTTATGAAACTAACAGCCGAACAAATCCAGGATAACTGGAATCAATTTATAGGTTATATTGATACTTATATCTCAGAACCTAGAGCATCTAAACTAAAGGAATTCTATAACAAATATTCTGAACGAATTATCATGATGCCAGCGGCACATAAGAAAGAATATCATAATGCATTTCCTGGAGGATACATTGAACATGTTAATCGTGTTATTGATGCTTCACTTAAAATCAATTCAGTATGGGTTGAATTTGGAGTTGAACAAAATTATACTATTGAAGAATTAGTATTTTCAGCTATAAATCATGATTTAGGTAAAATGGGTGACGAGGAAAATGAATCATATATCCCCCAAACTGATCAGTGGCGTAAAGATAAATTAGGTGAAGATTATACATTTAATAATAAACTTGAATTTATGTCAGTACCAGATAGAGGTTTATTTTTATTAAATTCACATGGGGTTAGTTATACCAAAAATGAATGGTTGGCTATCAGATTACATGATGGATTATATGATGAAGCGAATAAACCATATCTTTTATCTTGGGCTCCAGAAACTAAAGTTAGAACAGCATTAGTACATATAATACATCAGGCTGATTTTTTAGCTGCTAAGGTAGAGTTTGAACGTGAATGGTTTCCTAAATTTAAAAGTAACTTGGCTAGTACAGGAAAAGGTAGTACATTAACTAATAATCAATCAACTAAAAAGGCTCCAATCAAAACAAAGGCATTAGGTAACATTCAAAGTGAAGGCCTAAAGAATGTAATGGATGGATTTTTTAATTAACTAATAATTAAACTTAAAGGTTGTGATTAATTTCACGACCTTTTTTTATTTAAAACTATGATAACAATTATTATTTTATCAATTATAGTATTAGTACTAGGATTTACTAGTTACAATTTACTTAAAAAAAACGAAAAGTGCGAGGACATAATTAAATCATATGAAGAATACATGATTAATTTATCTGCAACAATTGAATCATCAGATAAAAAACTAAAAGAAATTGATTCTAAAGGTACATTTGAAGGTGATGATGAAGTAGGTTACTTTTTTAAACAACTAATATTCTTGCAAGAACAATTAAACATCTTCAAAGTTAAATAAAAATATGTCTAAGAACTATTTCACCCAGGAAACTGAAGATGCTATTATAGCATATAATTCTAGTACTGACTTTGAAGAAAGAAGTAGAATATATGAAACTAAAATTCATTATGCTTTTTTTAAATTAACTCAAAATATTATTCACACATTTAAATTTTACTACACTGAAGTAAATAATATTGAAGATTTACAACATGAAGTAATTACATTTCTTTTATCTAAAATACATAAATTTGATCCAACCAGAGGAGCAAAAGCCTATTCATATTTTGGAACTATTGTCAAACGATGGTTAATTTTATATAATGAAACTAACTATAAAAAGCGCGTTAAATCAACTCCAATTTCAACAATTGAAGAAGATGGTAACCACTCTTATATTACTGATGAAAACAATACATCAGTTAATAAATTATCTCAAAATGATAAATTATCGTTATTCATAGATTTATATGTTGAATATTGTACATTAAATATTTATAATTTATTCCCAAAAGAAACAGATGCTAAAATAGCCGATGCCGTTCTTGAGCTATTCAGAAAGCGAGAAAATTTAGATGTATTTAATAAAAAGGCACTATACATATATATTAGAGAGATGATAGATGTAAAAACACCTAAAATTACTAAAATAGCGGATAAATTATATGATACATATAAAAAAGGTTACATATTTTATATAGAAAACGGATATATAAAATTTTAATAGTTCATATTTATAATAAATAAATACTAATAAAATTATGAGTAGTTTAGATTCCGACATATTTGGTGATAAAAAACTTAAGGATCTTTTTCAAGAGATATATAATAATCAAAAGAAAAAAGAAAAACAAATATCTTCATTAATTGATGAATTAAAACCAATGATCGAAAGTATTGGTGACGCTACATTAATTGTACCATTACTTAAAGAATATTTAGAAATAGGTGTTAAAAATGATGAGCAATTAATTAAAATGGCTACTATTATTCAACGTTGTTTAACTACTAATAATAGCGGAACAGGTGAGGATGGTTTTACTATTTCGGATGCTGAAAAAGAGCAACTATTGAAAGATATAAATAAAATAAACGAGAATAAGTAAAAATGGGCGGCTATGGTTTTAGTAGTTTAAATAAAAATTTAAATTCAAAAAATAATAATACTAATTTACTTGAGGTATCAAGTTTAAGTAGTCTAATCACAGCAGTTAGAGTTATATATATATTACTGGATGATAGTGATCCTATAAAATTTAAAAAATATGGTGGGTGGAATGGGTTAGGTACTATAGAATATGAATTAGTAACTTCTCCTGGAACTACTTCAAACGCTTTTCCTCTTTATTCAAATTTAAAAAATTACCCATTAATAAATGAGATAGTATATACTATTTCTTTTCCTTCTAATTTAATAGGAAAAGCTAATGTTAGTGAAAGAAAATATTATCTAAATACTATAAATTTATGGAATCATCCACATCATAATGCCTACCCATCTATAGCTAATGAACCTGATCCTCCACAACAAAAGGATTATATTCAAACTCAATTAGGTAGTGCTAAAATAATTACTGATGAGAATAAACAAATATCTTTAGGTAAAACATTTAAAGAAAGATCTAATATACATCCTTTATTACCTTTTGAAGGTGATGTTATACAAGAAGGTAGATGGGGTAATTCAATACGTTTAGGTAGTACAGTTCAATACACTCCAAACAATTGGTCCACATCCGGAACTAATGGAGATCCTATTACTATTTTTAGAAATGGACAAGGAGAACAAACAGATGAAGGATGGATTCCAATTACTGAAGATATTAATAACGATGAATCTTCTATTTATTTAACAAGTACTCAAATTATACCTTTAAAGGCGTCTAGCACTAATTATGTAAGTTATGAAGGTTCGGGTTATGAAGCTCCTTCTGCACCAGATAAATTTAATAGTAAACAAATAATATTATCTTCTGGAAGATTAGTATTTAATTCTAGTAATGATAACATATTATTAAGTTCTGCTAAATCAATTGATTTAAATTCAAAAGCATCAGTTAACATAACTGCAGATAAATTTATAGTTCAATCTAATAATACCTATTTAGGTAATATAAAATTAGCAACAGAGCCACTAATGTTAGGTAAAAAAACAACAGATGTATTACGAGATTTAATTAATAAACTTACCCCATTAGTCACAGCACTTCAATCAATTCAAACCGCTCCTACTGTACCAGGCGCCCCAGTTGTATTTTTAAATTTAATAGAACCAACAACTAATTTATTAATTGTATTAAATTCTTTAAGTAATGAATTAGGAGCTTCTTCAGCAAATTGTACTTTAATTTCTAAAAATAACTTTACAGTATAAAAATGGCCGGCGAAACTAAAGAAGAAATATTAAAAAGTGAAAAAGCTAGATCTAATAGATTTGCTATTGGTAATCCTGAAGTAGATCTTACAGCAGCTGTAAAATTAAATAAAGACCCATATCTAATTCCCGATGGAATAAATACTGCAGGTTGGAGTTATTTTCAACGATATTTACAAAAATTATATAAAGATAATCCTGAAAAATTACAAGAATTAAATACTAATGAAGGATTTTTAGTTAGTCAACAGATAATAAATGATTTTAACCAAAACTATATTATTAATGTAGGTGATAGTTATGATATATGGAAAGTTCTTCAAAATGGAAAAATAGAGCGTGTAACAATAAATAGACCAACTGTTACATCTTTTAGATTTTTAGATAGATTTCCAAATGGTTTAATAGATATAGCTACTGTTAAGGCAGCTCAAAATTACCATTTAATAACAAGTTTTTCAGGAGTAAATAGAGTATTAGTAGATGGGTGGGTAGGTAGTCAAACATCTCAATTAGTATATCCTGGAAGATACCTCACATATCTAGAATACTCAGAAGAAGAAGACATAAATGGTAAACCTCTAGGTATACTTACCAAAGATGGTATAGTATCATCTAGACCAAAATATAAATCCGGTTTAATCCCAGCAATTTGGGGTAATAGAAGATTTGTAGTAGATGCTAGGGTTGTAGATCAATATATTAATAATGTAGAAACTGGTGTCATTGCCAGACCTATCCCAGAAAAAATAGGAGACTCAGGAACAGGAGTAATTCCATTTGAATATTTTATTCCCTATGAACCTTCATTACATGATGCTACTTTACAGTTTAAAGATCAAGTAAAATTCCCAGGCGCTACTACTCCAGGTAGTTGGGACACAATAGGACAAGAAACCATAGTATATAAAGATCCTACAAAAATAAATGCTTTTATAAAAGAACAACAATTAAAAGATAAAAAACTTAGATATGTTTCAGATGTTAAACAAACTATTACATCATCTAAAGAAGATATTGCAAAACAAAAAGCCCTTAAAAAACAAGCTTATCAAGATTCACTAACCAGAAGTAAAGAATTAGCTAAATTATACGCAAAATAAATGGCTATACAAGATAAAATACCTGTATTATTAGCAAATAAAACTCAAGAATTAGTTGAGTTTGTAGTACCTGCTATAGTAAATTTAGCATTCCAAATTGGTATGGAAAAGTTAGATGATACAACAGGTGAAATTGTATTACCTGAACTTTGTATCCCTGCAGTTGAATTACAAAAAGTATTAAATATAAGAAATAATATAGTAAGTAAATTAAACTCAGCTTCAAAATCAATAGAAGCATTACAAAAACCACTTAATGCTTTAAACACAACTGTAAACATTTCAGACAAATCACTTAAAGCTCTAAATATAGCAATATTAGCTGCTGAAATAGCAATTCCATTACTACCCACTTCTGTACCAGGAACACCTAACCCCGCAGGTATAGCATTAACCACTTTAACTAAAATAAAAGATTTTAAAACACCAATAACTTATAAAATAAATATAGTAAAAAATGGTATTAATTCTATAACAACCACATTAGATTATGTTAATTCAATTTTAAGTCAAATTATAACTTTATTAAATTCAATAGATGCATATTTATTAAAATGTGGTGGTGCTACCACAGATTTAACAAACTCAAACGCAAATATAAATGTAAACGCAAATGTAAACACAAATATAAACACAAATGTAAACGCAAATACAAACGCAAATGCAAACGCAAATGCAAACGCAGATGAAAATAAAAAGTTAACACCATTATCACCATATTTGCTTAATGTTGAACAAAATGCTAATAAGGTAAAAATAGATCCAAATAAAAATGAAATATATCAAGGCTTTTTATTTGAAATTGTTGAAGAACCATTCTCTCCTACTGTAAATAAAAGAAGAGCGGTGGCCAAGAATAATAATGGTATTATATTGTTACAAACACCTTCGTCATTTACTACTGATACTCAAGTATTATTCACAGAACTTAAACTAATAATTGATAAAAATAATTTAAAAGCTAATTAATTTAATATTTATAACAAATGAAACAAAACGAATTAAAAGATTTAATTAAAATTGCCGTAAAAGAAGCAATCCAAGAAGAATTAAAAGATATTCTTTTGGAAGCAATTAAATCAAACAAACAACCAATAAACGAATCTTACCAAGTAGGCGCAGATAGAACATTAAGATTTAATAGTTCAAACGTTCCTACACAACCTTTAATTACAGCTGTTAACCCAAAACAATCATACATGGATATAATAGCTGAAATGTCAAAACCAACTCCGTCAGGATTTGAAGGTGATTTTAAAGTATCAGGTGAAATTAATACAATGTCTGAAGGTAGCGCATTACCTGGTGGACAACTTGGTTTAGATCAAATAATGAATTTAATTAAAAAATAATGGCATTCGGAGCAAAAAAAATATTTCCAATTGATACTAAGCCCGGAACGGCTGTAGGAGTATCTATTCCTTTTAATGCTCCAAATGTATTTTTTCAAACATATACTACTCAAGATGCTATACGAAATAATTTATTAAATTTCTTTTTAACAAATCAAACAGAAAGATATTTAAATAATCAATTTGGAGCAAATTTAAGAGCATTTATATTTGAACAAATATCTTCAGATAATATAACCTCTTTAAAAGAAAATATTCAATTATTAATAAGTAAATATTTTAATAATGTAAAAGTAGAAAAATTAGATGTGTTAGAATATCCCGACAATAATGAAATAAATGTTAAATTAACATATAGTATAATCAACACTGGTGTAACAGATCAAGTTCAAATATCATTCACATAATGGCTGTAAATAAAAATATAAAATACATAAATAAAGATTTTAATGAGTTTAGGACTAATTTAATTGACTACTCTAAAACTTATTTTCCTACAACATATAATGATTTTAGCCCAGCATCACCAGGAATGATGTTTATGGAAATGGCAGCGTATGTAGGTGACGTTTTATCATTTTATTTAGATAATCAAGTACAAGAAAACTATTTACAATTTGCTCGTCAATCAAATAACTTATTTGAATTAGCATATATGTTTGGTTATAAACCAAATGTAACAGGAATAGCAGTTACTAACATAGATTTTTACCAAAAAGTACCATCTAAAATGTCTGGTTCAACATATATTCCTGATTTTGATTATACATTACTTATTAACGGAAATGCTACTGTAACTTCAACAAGTGGGGTTTCATTCCTAATTGCTGACCCAGTAGATTTTTCAGTATCAAGTTCAGGAGATCCTACCGAAATTTCTGTATATGAAGTTTCAGGAGGAAACCCAACATATTATCTATTAAAGAAAACACGTAAATCTATATCATCTACAATTAATACAAAAACATTTTCATTTAACTCACCTGTTAAATTTTCAACAGTTGAAATAAATGCTACAAATATAGTAGGTATTTTAGATTGTATTGATAATGAAGGAAATACATGGTATGAAGTAGATTATTTAGGACAAGAAATGGTATTTGATTCAATTAAAAATACAAACACTAACGATCCAAATTTATCTCAATATAATGGGGATACCCCATATTTATTAAAGTTGAAGAAAATACAACGTAGATTTGCTTCTCGCTTTAAAAACTCAAATACATTACAAATTCAATTTGGGTCAGGTACTACATCAGATTCTGATGAAATAATTATTCCAAACCCAGATAATATAGGTATTGGTCTACCATTTGAACAAACAAAATTAACAACAGCATATGCTCCATCAAATTTTTTATTTACAGATACTTATGGGATTGCCCCTTCAAATACTACTTTAACATTTAGATATTTAACAGGGGGAGGAGTATCAGCAAATGTAAATGCTAATAGTTTAACTAAATTAAATGGTACAACTACTTTTTTAAATGCAAATTTAAATACTACAACAGCAAATAACATATTTGCTTCATTAGCTGTTACTAACCCACAAGCAGCAAGTGGAGGAGGAGATGGAGATACAATTGAAGAAATTAGACAAAATTCATCTGCTAATTTTGCTAGTCAATTACGTAATGTAACTCAAGATGACTATTTAGTAAGAGCATTAAGTATGCCTGCTAAGTATGGTAATATAGCTAAAGCATATATTGAACCAACTAAAGCACAAAGTATACAAGCTGGCGAAGCAGCTGGTATATTAGATTTATATATTTTAACAAATGATGTTAATGGTAAATTAAATACAGCGTCCTCAGGTTTAAAACAAAATCTGATTACTTATCTTTCTTTATATAGAATGATAAATGATGCTATTAATATTAAAGACGGCTTTATAATTAATATAGGAGTTAATTTTGATATTATTATTCTTCCAAATTACAATAGTAATGAAGTTTTAACAAAATGTATTACAGCATTGCAAGGATATTTTGCAATTAATAATTGGCAAATAAACCAACCAATTGTT